TCTTGGGATTGATCCCGCCTTCAGTAAGGAAATGTGGATTGCTAATGGCAAAACACTCGTACTTCCTCGAGGCTCTGGTCAGCAGGTTAGAGGTATCTTATTTAAGAATAGAAGGCCTGGACTTATTATCTGTGATGATCTAGAGGACTCAGAAGGAGTGAAGAATGAAGAACAAAGGAAAAAGTTAAAGCAGTGGTTTTTCTCTGATCTGATAAACAGTGTCGATAGAGGAAGAAATGACTGGAGGATTATCTATATTGGTACTTTGTTACATGAGGATAGTTTATTACAGAATCTAATAGATGATCCTACTTGGGTACATATAGAGCTGGATCTCTGTGATGATGAGTATACCAGTCTGTGGCCAGAGTTCATACCAACTTCTGAGATCATAAAGATGGTAGAGAGCTACAAACTGCAAGGTGAGCTCGATACCTTCTATCGAGAGTACAGAGGACAGGCTATCTCTAAGGAGGATGCCACTTTTCTGGCTAGTTATTTCAAATGGTACGATGAGACAAAGGATCTACCATTTGATAAGTCGATGATTGAGAATGTAGTGATAATGGATCCTGCCAAAACTACAAAATTGCATAGTGCTGAGAGTGCAATCGCTGGCATTGGGATAGATTTGATAAAGGGAGGTATTTTTCTTAGAGATCTAGTGGCCAAGAAGCTTCACCCTGATGGTCTGTATAATGAGACTTTCAATATGGCTGATAGGTTGAAAGCTAGGGTCATAGCCTTTGAGGTCACTTCTCTGAATGAGTTTATTAGTTTTCCTATCAGGAATGAGATGATTAGGAGAGGAAAGCTATATGAGTTGATTGAGCTAAATGCGAGAGGGAAGAAGGAGGATAGGATTGCTGCTCTTGTTCCTTTATATAGGCAGGGATTGATCTGGCATAATAAGAATGTATCTGGACCGTTGGAGGCTCAGCTGCTCTCGTTTCCAAGGAGTAAGCGTTTTGACTGTATGGACGCAGTTGCATATGTCATAGAGTTGATGGAACAAGGGGATAGGTACTTCTTTCCAAAGATGGAGACTCCCGGCGGTGTTGAGCAAGGGAAGACTGACCAGTTAGCAGTTGATGAGTATGCTGATCTCAGAGCAATGGACGACTACGATATTGAGGGAGATGAAGTTGTGAATAGTGGCACTTGGAGGAGGATATAATGTCAAAGCAATTCTATGCAGGATCGATGGGTCCTTATATCTATGATGATGCACTTCAGTATCCAGACGGAGAGTTTGTGTCTGGATTCTATGGACCAGAGGCTAAAATCATTAATGCTCCTACTAATCCACTTCATGCTACTAACAAGTTATACGTTGATACCAAAATTAGTCTTGCAGTTAATCCTCTTATCTTGATAGATGGAGGTTCAGTTCCTCATCGCTGGCAGTTATGTGTCCAGCCCGATGGAGTTTTGTTTACAATAGATCTTGGGCCTGTCCCAGGGATATAAGGAATAAGCTATGATTACACTTCACGTTCCGGGAGAGTTAAAGAGTTCAGCGAGAGAGTCAGGGAAGGATCTATCATATACATATCCCGGGGGACTGAATCTATTACCTGGTTCTGAATTGCATGAGTTGATTAGGACTGAGGTAATGGAGCGGGCTCAGCTATCCTACGATATTATGAAGAATAGGCATAGTGATTGGAACTATATTGATCAGAGTCTGACGGCTTATATCAAGGCTAGTGACTATGAGGAGAATCTGAAGGCTAAGAATGAAGATGTAATAAGGAAAGCAAAGCCTATCTCTGTAGTTGTCCCTTACACATACGCTACTCTTGAGACCCTCTTAACATATCTTGTCAGCGCATTTTTGGATAGTCCGTACTTCAGATATGAGCCAACTTCCTCTGAGGATGCTGTTGCTGTAGCCCTTATGGAAGGAGTGGTTGATATACAGACTCGATGGTTTAAGACAGGTCTAGCCCTCCATACCTTGTTTAGAGATGGCTTAGCGTATGGCTTTGGCTATGTAGACAATACTTGGGATAAGAAGTTTGGTAGAGTTAGAACCAGGACTGAAAATGGGGAGTCTGTTGAGTCTGAGATGTTGTATGAGGGGAATAAGCTCCTGAATACTGATCCCTATCTTTTTCTCCCAGATCCAACTATCCCTATCCATAATTTTCAGGAGGGTGAGTTTGTTGGAAGAGTGGAGAGGACAAACTATACAGGCCTCCTAAATCTCGAAGCCAGATCTTCTGACATCTTCAATGTGAGATATATGAGGGATAAGGATGGAAGAACTCAGCTTTGGCAGACAGATCAGTCGAAAAGGAATGAGAGGATGGGTACTTCTCCGAGAGAAAGTGCTGCCTCCTACTCTCCAACCTCTAAGCCCGTCGACGTAGTTTATATGTATATAGATCTCATTCCTGCAGACTGGAAATTGGGAGATGGTGAGTATCCTGAAAAGTGGATGTTTGCAGTTGCTGGTGATCAATATGTGATTATGGCTAAGCCTCTTGACTTAGACCACAATATGTATCCTGGAGCAGTCTTCGCTCCTGACTATGATGGATACAGTCTGGCTCCGATCTCTCGACTTGAGATCAATAGTGGGATGCAGACTGTTCTTGACTTCCTATTCAATAGCCATATTGAGAATGTTAGGAAGGCCATCAACGATATGTTGGTAGTGGACCCCTTCCTATTGAATATGGCTGACTTTGATAAGCCGGGAGCAGGAAGACTATTAAGGTTAAGGAGAGCTGCTTGGGGAAGAGGAGTTGAGAACTCCATTATGCAACTGCCTGTTGTGGACGTGACAAGGGGCCATATGCAGGATCTTCCTCAGGTCATGGACCTTATGAGTAGGACTAGTGCAAGTGTTGATTCCTTGCAGGGAGTGATGAGGAAGTCTGGAGAGAGAAGGAGTGCTACTGAAAGTCGAGATACAAGAATGTCTGCCCTCTCTCGATTGGCGAGGATAGCCAAAGTTGGTAGCATTATGACTATGTATGACCTTGGCTATATGCATGCTGGTCATACGAAGCAGTTCATGGAGAAGTCTGTGATAGTGGATATAGTTGGGAGGAGGCAGAGGGATCTACTTGAAGAGTATGGGATTGTGCAGCAGGGAGTCAATGGTCAGCCAGCACAGAATATGTATATGAAGGCTGATGTTGACGCTTTGAAGGTTCCTATGGATGTCACTGTCGCGGATGCAAGTGTAGGCATGGGAGAGACAGCTGAGGATTGGATTCACTTATTTCAGATAGCTGCAACAAGGCCTGAGATTGGTGTAGGGATGGATATGATTAGGATGTTTAAACACATAGCCAGAATGCTTGGAGCTAAGAACCTTAACGAATTTGTGAAGTTGGGTGGAAGTGTGAATATACAGACCGCTCAGATGGAATCTATTATGAATGAGAAGAGAAAGGGCAATCTTGTCCCTCTTCAGAAAGGAGGAGAAGGTGGGGGCTACGAAACGCCAACTGGAGGATCTTAAGACGCATCCAGCTTGGATGGAGATGAAACAGTTACTCCTCGATAGACTCATGATTATAAGGAATGAGCTGGAAGCTAGTAATATGAGTGAAGTAGATACAGCTATTCGGCGAGGAGAATGCAAAAATATTAGGTTTGTTACTGAACTACCTGATATGATTATCAGGGATTTTGAGGAAGGGAAAGGAGAAGAGCAATGGCAGGAGAAAGTGGACAGGGTGGAGTGAGTGGAGAGGGCGTGGCTGTTGATGTAGCTGGAGCATTGGAAGCTTTTACACCAGCTGAGCCGCCTGCTGAGGGAGTAGGGGGAGGGGAAACTCCTCCTGGAGAGCAGCCTCCTGCTCTGAAGGAAGGGGAACAACCTCCTGAGGGAGATAAGCCTACTCCTCAGGAAGCTGAGATTGCTGACCTCAAGGGACAACTTGCTAGGCTGACTGAGTTGGTATCGACTATTCAGAAGCCAGCTGAGCCTCCTCCCAAAGTTGAGGTGCCTCAGGCTGTTAAGTATTTTGAGAAGCCTGAGGATTTTGAGGCTGCATTTGAGAAGCAGGAGAATTTTGAAGCACTGCTGGAGAAGCACTCGATTGCTACTGCTGATAGGGCAACTCGAAACCTACTGAAGCAACTTCCAACAGTCGTATCAAACCTTGTCACTACCCACGTAGGTCTATCTAGAGGCATTGACAAGTTTTACACCGAGAATAAGGATCTTGCTGACAAGAAACAGTTTGTTGGTCATGTAGCCAATGATCTAATGGGCAAGAATCCAGGATGGAATCTGAATAAGCTCTTCGGAGAGCTTGGAAAGGAGGTGCGAACAAGGTTGGGAGTAAAGCCAGCTCCTGGTAAGGGTGGTCCTGGTGGATTGCCAAGGAGAACTGGCTCGAGGCTTCCTGTAGGGAAGGAGCCTCCGATGGAAGGGTTGCAGGGAGAAATTGTTGACCTGCTTGAAGATCAGGGCGGAATCAAACGCTAACTCTGATCCTTGTTCAAAATTTGGACAAGGGTCGCCACAAAGGTGGTGGAGGTGAGCAATGCCAGGTTTGGACGCGAGTATTTGGTCCCTCATTAAGAAAGGGACGCTTGACAGGCCTCTTACCATTACTTACGACTTTGGGTCTATAGGAAGTGGTGAGAAGCGAGGCTTGGATGTGGCTATTACAGCTGGTGTTATGGCGAGTAGCACCAGTGTAGTCGGTATCAACTCAATAGTCAGTATACCTCTCACTGGTCATGGAATGTGGGCTGCCGCTTTTTATGGGAAGGTAGCCTATGGGACTCTTGAGTCGGTTTCTGGCTATGCTTGTGGTGCCGAGTTCGAGTGGGCAGCCGGAGCGGCTGCGGATGGAGTTATTAACTGTGATCGAGCGGTTCTCGTTCTGAACTATACAGATAACTCTTCTCAGAATCTGAACAATGTCTCTCATAAGGCATTTATTCAGTGCCATCAATACGGGACGAATAAGCTAAACTACTTATTCGATCTACCTGACGAGGCTCTCGCTGCTGGACTACTGCTCGCTGCTGGTGACGAGCCTGCTGACTGGAATGAGAAGGCTGTATATGTCCGATGCAAGTACGGCACAACCGACTTTTATCTGATCGGAACTATTGCGCCTACTGTCGACTAAAGAAAGGAGAGGATATGGAGTTGAGTGTACTGGATAGGCTGAAGTTGTTGGAGGCTCTTCCTCCTCAGGGGGATATAGGGACACTCAAGATCATCAGACAGTTGAAGGAAAAGCTATCCTTTACAGAGGAAGAAATTCAGGATATGGAGATCAGCTTTAAAGCCTCTGAGGAAGTCAAGGATGGTGTTGCTCATCCCGTTATTGAGTATAACTGGAATCGTGAAAAGGCTAAGATATTGATAGTCGAGTTCAAACCAACTGCTCTCAATATCTTAGCAGTTGCTCTCAAAAAGCTTAATAGGGAGGGGAAGTTGACAGAGCAGTATGTCTCGATCTACGAGAAATTCTTTGGAGAAGTTAAGCCAGAGGATGCATTCTAAGAGTGTGCCAACCCCTAGGCTAAATTAGGAGAAGAAGAGGAGTGAACAATGGCTAGTGTTCAGACTGGTATTTCTCAGCAGGAGAAGATGAAGCTGATTTTAACAGGTCATGTGACCTACATCAAGGCCCCGGCTCCGGCGACTGCTCTGTTGGCGGCTACCAACATCACTACGTTGACTCAGAGCACTGCCTTAACGACCAAGCAGGTCAGCCATCCAGTCAATGTGACTGTGACCATCGTTGATACGACTGCCAGTATTACTGGTGGTACCTTCACCCTTATTGGAAGGGATCAAGATGGTAAGCCTGTATCCGAGGTCTTCACCTACACTGCTGCTGGAGTGTATACTGGGAATGTGGCTTTCAGCTACATCGAGAGGATCGTCTTCAATCTGACTGGTACCTTTACCGGTGCTGGTGACGAGACTGTGGCTGTGGCTACTGGGACTAAGTATGGTCTTCCTGTTGGGCAGAATGGTGAGCTGGTGGAAGTGTGGAAGGATGTTCATGAGGGTGCCAGTGGGACTGTTGGAGTTTACAACAGGACCTATGCCACTGTGATTCCTGCTAGTGCTCCTAATGCAGACCATCAGCAGGAGT